AAGTAGTTAATGAACCCAGTGTAGACTGGTATAGCCTTACGTTCTTTAGCGTCTGTAGGTAAACCATTTGCTGTACGTGCAGGTTCTAAACTGTGATGTTGCTCTATAGCGTCTTGGTAGTCTGTCATTTCAGTCTCTTCCTTTAAGTACAGCTTCTCTAACATCACAGTGTCTACAGGTTTAGCGTATGCATAAATCTGACCGTACTCAGAACTTCCGAAAGGGTATCGACAGTGGTGGTCAGACCTGTAGCGTGTTATAAGGGCTTTTCTATCTTCCCTGTAATCGGGCCTACCGTTATCTGCGCGATCTGCTACGTAACACTCAACCTCTTCACCCGCCTTTAACCGTTCTATTAAGTTATTCATCTGCTACTGCCTCCATAAATTTGTCTACGTTATCTTCGATTGTGTCTGGGAAAGCTCTCGCCAAAGCCTCGGAGTTTACCTCCAGAAGCTCTAGCAATTCAGTCTCTTCCATTAAGTATAGCTTCTCTAACATCTCATCGTAAGTCATTAACTCCCTACCTTATGCATGTAAGTATCTTTCAAGTACTTCAGAGACACTGGCATCTCATCACAACCACCGTTCTCTACGTCATTCAGCATCCAGATACCTCTCCAGCTTCCGTTAGTCTGAGGAGTTAGGTAGCCTTCTTCATGCTCATAGAAGATACCAGCGAACAACCCTAGCATGTTGACACCGTCGGCTCGTCTAGCGTAGGCGATGTCCCTGTCCTGTACATGCCCCATCACACAGCTCATATGCTTCTTAGACAGCAACGCCCTAGCTGAAGCTACTGGTCTACCCATGATACCTGAAGTGAAGTAGTGGCAGTAAGCAATACCATCAATGATCACTGGCTCAAGGTACGGTATAACTTCAAAGCCGAAAGACTCTAGTTGTAAGTCAGCGTAACTCATAAAGCCTATGAGGTGTGGCTCTTGGTTGGTAGTGCGTTCGATACGTGCTTCGTGGTTACCTATCGTGAACACCAACCTCGGCTTCCATTGCTTATCTTTGTTACGTTTGAGTCGTGCTTGCTCAGCTTCGATAGGTGCCATGAACCTACGCATAGCTTCGATACCGCAATCAATGTCGTTCTGGTATCGTCTACCTTCAAAGCCTCCAGTGCCTTTGTCGTAACTGCTGAGTGATTCCATGTCGAAGTGATCTCCGATGTGGATGATAACGTCAGGCTTCTTCTCTGCCGCGTAGTGTCCTGCACATTCTAAGTAGTCGTAGCTTGCTGGTGAACCTTTAACTTGTGTGTCTGAAATTACTAAGTGTCTCATTTCTTCTTTCTCCGTGTTCGTTCTTCAGCCGTCTTAGCTGAGTGACAGTTATCGCAAAGAACTTGATAGCCCTCTGCCTCTAAAAACATTCGCTCGATGTAAGTATTCCAATCAACGAAGCCTACTTCAGGCTCCACTACTGGATTGATGTGGTCAACAGCCGCGTTGTTACGTCGCCTCTTGTTACCCTCTTTAGGTGGTAGAGTAGCGGCACCTATGGTGTGACATTCAGCACACTCATATAGTCCTCTGCTTACTCTAGCCTCTGCCTTACAGTCGTGCTTTACTCCCCACTTACCATGCGCTCCTCTGAGTGCAGAGATGATAAAGGAACGGAAGCGGGCCTCCGTCCATCGCCCACCGTTTACCATTAATGTACTGCTTCGTTGTATAAAGGAGTAAGCTCTTCCACCGCCTCCTTCAAAGACGCTGATGCCTCCGTTAAAGCTGTCACCATACCCACCAAAATATCTACTATGTCTAAGACTTCAGCCATACTTGTCACACCTGCTTCGGCATCCTTTCTAAGATCAGCACTAGCCTCTTCCAATTCCTTTATAACATCCATTACTGTCCCCTCTCAGTTCTTATGTAAGGTGACACCCATATCTCACACTCGTTTCTGCGTAGGTAGAGTAGTCGAAGGTTCTCAATCACTCTTTCTCCACAGCCCATTAGCTCTACAACCTTATCGTAATACTCGATCTCTGTTACACAATCTTCAAGAAGCTTAGCTGACTTCACCTTCCCGATACCGCGTACACCTATGATGTTATCAACAGCGTCACCCATAAGTACTTGGCGGTATAGGAAGTTAAGCCCTTCCTCTTCAGTTACGTAGTAGAGATTATTCTTAGCGAAGTTGTAGTGCCACCCTTTCACTTGATCGAAGTCCTTGTCTAGTGAGACTATGATGCTATCATCCCCATGTAGAGTAGCCGCGATAGCGATAGCATCGTCGGCCTCCTCGTCTACAGTTAAGATAGCACCCCACTTAGTCAAGAGATGTTCGCGTATTGCTTTAAAGTGTACAGGTTTCTCGCTCTTGCGGTTACCCTTGTATGGTGCAGTAACCGCGTAGTCAAAGCGAAAGTTGGTAGAGCCAGTGAGATACAGATCGTAGTTAACCTCTTCCCTGTTGCGTCTAAGCTGTGTGAATAAGTCCTCAATGAAACCGTTCAATCGACGTAGTGCCTGATCTTCTGGTAAGTCCTGAGTACTGTATCCGATACGGTAGACTAGGATATCTGCATCAATTAAAATCACAGAGCTTCGTCCAGCATGTTAGTGGTTACTTCTACTGCGCCTTCCTTAGCTACGTACTCTACCATATCGGTAATGACTACCTTAATTAGTGTAGCACTTACGCCCTTCTTACCTGCTGGATTCTTCCAATCGTACCCAGACAATACTACCTTAGCTTTAGTGCCGTTACCTACTGCAACACCTTTGATCTCGGTGCTGTCTGTGTCATACACTCGGATAGGGAGGGTAGATTTAGCAGTGATGTAGTCACCACGATCTGCCTTGTTACGTACTGGAATACCTATCATCTCGATAGCTTCGACAGCGGCAGGACTAAGCTCTGACAGATCGACTTGATACTTACCAGATAGTCCGTTTACTTTGTCCAAGAAAGCCCAGTTAAGAGTAGTTGCAATAGTGATTGGTTTGTTGTTTGACATAGGTGTAGCCTCTTTAGTTTAAATTATGTATCTATTATAGCACAGTTGTGCTGATGTGTCTAACTTTAATGTGTCTCTGCCCAGTTGTTTCCTACCTTGTACTCCGCATCTAGAGGACAACGCATGTTGTAGTGTATGCCAGCGTTCTTGATTGCTCTGACTCCTGCCATACCTACAATGTCTACGTAATCCTCCGGTACTTCTATCTGAAATTCATCATGCACATTAGCTACGAATGCGTAAGGTATGCCGTGTGCCTTTAATGATTTGTCAAGTAGTACCAATGCTTTCTTCATTACAATCGCTCCAGCACTCTGGAGCAAGCTGTTCGTTGCCGCATGCATATGCCTAATTCGTATACGTCTGCCATCTAGTGCAGGTACTGAACCGGACTCTGCTATCCTTGCTATCTTATCTCTTAAGGCTTTCAGTGCAGGTGTCCCATCTAGGAAGGCTTTCTTTAAACGCTTACCGTCTGCTGAGTTACCGCCTACAATCTCACCGATCTTAGCATCACCTGCGCCATACAAGAAGCCATAGATGAATGTCTTCGCTTGATCTCTAGTAACTAAACCTGCCGCTATCATGTTGGCAGTGTGAATGTCACCGTCTAGTAGCTCGTCTATGTAGTCCTGATCTTGCATATAATGAGCTAACATTCTAAGCTCTAAGCCTGACGCATCCATACCGACTAGCTTGTGACCTTCCTTGACTACCCAACAACTTCGTGACTCGAACCCGTAACCACCTGCTAAGCCTTTCAGTACACCTTCTTTGTTGTATGCTACACTGGGTATGGCTCCCATGTTAGGTGAGCTATGTGTCATACGACCAGTGATTGCACCGTTGGTTGTGATCTTACCATGTACTCTGCCTTCCTTACAGTGAGCTAACCAACTCTTAACCATCGTAGCTCTCATAGTTAGGACTAAGTATTCAAAGATCACTGCCGCTTCTGGTCGTTGCTCTGCTACCCTCTCTAGTACCTCCTCATTGATCTTCACAGCACCTTTGTCTGTGAACTCTGTGAAGACTACACCGACACTCTGTAAACGCTTAGCTATCTGCTGTCGTGAACCTACGTTGAAGTGTTCCACGCTATCCTTCAGTTGCTTACCTGTCTTCTCTGACCATCTCTCAGTCACAATGGCAGGGAACATAGCCTGTAACTCAGTCTCTATTGTCACCAAACGTCGCTCAAAATCCATGTACATCTGCGTTGCTCTGTCAATGTCTAGCTTGAAGCCGTTGTCGTGTTGCTCTTGTATGATAAGAGCTACACCATGCTCCAGTTGTATAGACTCGTCAGAGAACTTAGACTTCTTAAGCTCAGCTACCAAGTGACGGTAGAGTTTGAACGTCAGTGCTACATCTTGGGTGCAGTAGTTTACCATCTCTTGACACAACCCACCGTCGAAGTCAGTGAAGTCTCCTTTGTCATCACTGATACGTTTACCCCATGCCTTTAGACTATGACCACCCTCTACTGATGGATGGTATAGACGACTCATAAGCAACGTGTCTATCAGTTTAGTAGGTTCAATGTCTACGTCCCACACTCTCTTTAGTACCGGAGCATCAAAGCCTATGATGTTGTGACCTATCACCTCGTAACCTTCGTCTATAACAGACTGCAAAGTCTCTGGTGCATAGTGCATCTCCGTTGCTCCGTCTTCGTACTCAACACCGCAACACCAGATAGTGTTATGCGCCATGTTCGTTTCAATGTCAAGCGTTATCTTAACCATATTGGCTCTCCTCTGGGTCTAGTTCGTACACATCAATATGAAATCCTTGTCCAAGAGCAGGGTTAATCGCTGACTCTTTCTCAATGTAAGCCTCTGCTTTACAACGTCTTGTGAATACCTCGTCAACCTCTTCGTTGTAACTCACTACAAACACTATGTTACCCATCATTTTGTATCTCCTTTAGCAAGCATTGTATTCTGCCAACAACGCTATACTCTTTACCCTCTGCATTTATTTTCGGTGCTTTTTTATCATCTAGCCACATTTGTACGCATTCTAAATCTTCTGCTAACAGTTCTAATTCATTAGCATCTTGCTTCTCCTTTATTCTTTTAGTCATTTTGTATTTCCTTGTTCAGTAGGTTGCCAGCATTCAGTAGGCGAGATTGGTCGGGCGTATTTCCAACGGAACCCACTAGTCCCTATGTAACCAATCTCGTTTATTTTAGTTATATGATCGATATCTTGTTCGTGCCATGCACTACCCTCTTCACGAAGAACACCGTCAGAAACCCAACACAAGATAGGATTCTCCGCACTAGCATCATCTTCCCAATTAGGCGCGGGTTTGCAGATTGATTCTATATATTCCGCTAGAGATGAAGAACGCCATCCGGTTATGATTTGGTCAGCAGTCATACTGTCAATTATTCTTTTAGTCATTTTGTATCTCCTCAGATTAGTTAGTTATTAAGTTACTGTGCTTTCTATGCGTTCTTTGGCTATGTTGAAGTAGGCTTCATCTAGCTCGATACCTATGAAGTCTCGATTGGTGTTTACACATGCCACACCTGTAGTCCCAGAACCCATAGTGAAGTCGAGGACTGTTTCGTTTTCGGTGGTGTAGGTTCTGATTAGGTATTCCATTAAAGCGACTGGCTTTTGGGTTGGGTGTAACTTACTAATCTGGGTATCGCTTTTAAAGGTTTGAATACTTTTCGGATACCTGTCAGTATTCCCCCCACCAGAAACAGATTTAGTTTTACCGTAACAGTGACCGTCTGCCGTACCCTCCTTTATAGCTTTAGTGTATGTGTTTACAGGTTTATGTCCTGTAGTTTTTTGAGGGTTATATGTAGGTAATTTCCGATAGAATACCAATAGATTCTCGTGTGATTTCATAGGCATCTTTTTAGCATTAAGGTGTCCGGTGGCCGAAGTTTTTTTCCAGATCCATTCGTATCTAAGCATTTTTAAATTACTAGAGCCTAAAACCTTATCAAAAGGTGTCTGTGCGTATAAGACAATAGCCCCGTTAGGCTTAATGACCCTGTTTAACTGCTCCCACATAGGCTCTAAGGGAATTATAGAATCCCATTTACAGGCAGTAGTGCCATAAGGAGGGTCAGTCAGAACCATATCGACCGAGCCATCAGGTATCTCCTTCATACGCTCAAGGCAATCGCCTTGCATTAAATTAATCATTTTGTATCTCCTTCCAGCTCTAAGTCAACCTCTTCTGTTCTAAGGTCGTTGCGTTCTATAGTTATTACATCGTCACGAACATAGGCGTAGCAGGTATTACATAGGTCAATAAACTCCTTAGTCTCTGCATGTTTACGTGTCGATTCAAAGTCGCTGAGTGCTACGTTGCATGATTGACATCTCATAGTGTATCCTCTCCGTTGGGTATCTCTACCATTCTACCAGTGTCGGCATTGAATAGCAACGCACTACTCTTACCAGTTGTTCCAGAGAACCTGTTCTTAAGGACTCTGATGTGTGTTGTGTTACGCTCTGTCATATCCTCAGCCTGTCCGTTGCGCTCTAAGCCGATCACCATATCACTGATCTGTGCTATACCGCCACTACCGCGAAGCTGTGAGAGCGATGATGCCGCCCCTTCTTCGTGACCTTTGCCATCCGGTCGCTTAAGGTGTGAGACAATGAACAAGGCGATACCTGTTTCGCTGACCAACATACGGAGCCTAGTCATAATCTCATCTAGTGCTTTGCGTTCGTCACCGTTACTACCTGCTGATACCACAATACTAACGTGGTCTAGAAAAATATACTTACAGTCCAAAGCTTTAGCCATGTATCGTACCCTAGCAATAATGTTATCCACACTGGTCGAACCGAAGTGGTCGAATAAGAATAGCCGTTGGGTACCCATTGTTGCTTGGAATGCTTCATATCTTTCGTCCTCTGTTGACTCAGTAGTCGGCAGGTGTAATGGTTTGTTAGCCGCTAGGGACATCATGCCTAGTGCAGACTTCCTAGCATTCTCCTCAAGGAACAAAAGGCCGATGTTGTCTGTAGTCTCTTGCAAGATATGCCACACAATCTCTCTCAAGAATTGAGACTTACCTAGTCCCGACCCTGCTGTCACTGTAACCAACTCAGAACTACGTATGCCATAGGTTAAACCGTTCAGCTCATCCCAAGGGTACATCACTGCCGCCTTCTCTAAAGGCTTACAGACCTCATCCCATAGTGAAGCACCGTTGATGATGCCGTCCGGTACGAACCGCTCAGCCGCCCACCATGCCGCTGTAAACTCTCTAACCTTATCAGCTAGTAAGTAATCGTTAGCATCTTTGTAACCGTTGGTGTGCTTCATCACTGATGATTTACCACCGAACAACTCAGCCACTTCTCTTGCCGCCTTAGTTCCTGCCTCATCTGCGTCAAAGGCTATAACGATACAGTCGAAGGTATCAAGCCACTCATAAGCGGCCTTACAGTCTGCGAGCGCACCAGTCGAACCGTTCTTGATAGAGACACAAGGGTATTTGCTACCTTGCATCTGATAGGCCGCCATAGCATCAAACTCGCCTTCAGTAACGGTGATGTATTTGCCACCTCCTGAGAATAAGTGTTGACCATATAGCCCAGTGTCTGACAAGGCTCCAATGTTGTAGAAGTTTTTCTTGGTTACCATCTCACCAGTGTCTTCGTCTCTCTCTGTAGTAGTGCCTCGAACCTTAGCGGCTACTGGTGTGTGTGCATCGTCTGGTTTATGATAGCTAAAGTAAGTCTTGTCTAAACCTGTAACAGCATCCACACCTACGTAACAGCCGTATAGTTGGGCAGTCTTCTGTGTGATGCCTCTGTCTTTAACTGCCGTATATGTACCTGTGGTTAGTAGCATCTCTACTGCTGAGAAGTCTTGTTTAGGTTTTGGGGTGTAGTCTTCCGGTATTGTGATGGTTGCCTCTGATGATCGTGTAAACTTACCACAGCTGTAGCACTTGGTACTACCGTTGTCGTTAACCACCAGTGCATCACTACTACCGCAGTCAGGGCAAGCCTGTTTAACTGCCGCATAATCTGCCATTATTGAATCTCCTCAATATTTGTCGGGTTGCCTATAGTAAAAACAAAGCAAGCTAATTGTACCACTATTCCGCTGAAAGCGCAACACCCTAACCCTTCCTTATCGACAAACCATGTAGCTCTGGAGCTTACCGCTTCGACTGATAAGCCTAAACCGTTCATAAAATCTATGCTCCAGTGATAACCGAATTTGTAATAACTCATACTCTTTCCTCTCAATTAGTTGACTTCTGTCCTGAAACGTGCTATTATATACTCCATAGTTTAAAAGCACACTCTTACATCTCTTCAGTAATCATTTATAACAGTCTCTTAATGATTAACTCTTTAGTCTTCTTAGTTAACTCTAGAGTTAGCCTCATAGTAGCAGAGCCACTATAACCCTTCCAACTACTAAACCTGTTACTAACCCTGCCACAAAGTGATACCACTTAGGTACTTCTCCGTCCCTAGCCTCTACTATCTCCTGCGCCCTCAGCTCCACCGCTCTATCCATATGGAAGTTAATCATCTGTTCTGTATTCATATCCTGTTCACCTTCAATAAGTTGATCGTACTGCACAGTCTGTAACTCTGCCGCCTTTTGTATGTGATGTTCCTTTAATGTAATCATTGTCGTTCCTCTAAGTATCTGAATAATTTCCGCAGTCCATAACTTCGCACCCAACTAACAACAAAGAATATGACAGTAGATACTAAAGCAAACTGCGGTGTGATGTCAAACAAGTAATAGGTAATCACGGTATTAACCAGTGCGCCTGTCACCATGTTGACGTTCACCTCCATAACGTCGCTAGTCATTACCAATACCCCTGCTAGAACCTTTCTCAACCCAT